GAAAGGTGAGGTCACGGAGTCACCGGGTCTAAGTCTTGTAAACAGTTTAAAGCCTCTGTCCTACCGCCTGAAGGCTGATCCTGACAAGAAACACTGGGGCTTTGGGGCTCAGGATGTCGCCAAGGTGTGTGCCCCGGACGCTGCTGTCGTGGACTATTCTGATGAGGGTCCTCACGGCATCGCCTACACCGAACTACTCGCCCCCATGGTCAAGGCTATTCAGGAGATCACCGAGCGTCTGGAGGCGCTGGAGAATGGCTGACCTGCCCAAGCCAGACAACACGTATTCTCCTACCCACATTGTCCTCGTGAGACACACCATGGCGGCCCGGCTACGTGACACCTACCCGGCCATCAACCAGCCCGGGCAGGACTCGGTCCCCGGAGCGGACTCCGCTCAATAGTAGTAAACTGGCCTTATGACGGCGCTGACAGACATCGAGACGGTTGCCCGGAACTACCTCAGGGACTTCCCGAGGTTCTTCCAGTTGGACTTCGACGCCGTCGGCCGGACCTTCGATCTCGGCCATCTCAATGTGGATTCAACTAAACTCTGGGTAGCAACCTATGCTAGCGGTACGACGACACCCCTGTCTAGTAGCCAGTACTCTCTTGATGATCGTAACGGGCTTCTACGTCTGGCTTCGTCTCAGGCGTCAGGAACCAAGGTTCTGGTAGAGGGGTACTACTTTGAGTGGCTACTCCCTGCCGACCTGACCTTCTACGCCAAACTGGCCCTGAACCAGCACCTGCACAACTTGGACATGGACGCCGAGCAGTTGTCGGCTGTGGTCAAGGACGTTGTCGGTATTGACGCTATGATTGAGTCCCTCTGGGGACTTATGACGGAGTACAGTCGGGACATCGACATTACGACCTCTGAGGCGGTCCACATCCCGGCCAGCCAGAGGTTCCGCATGGTACAGCAGTTGCTGACCTACTGGACCACCGAGTACGAGAAGAAGGCTCGGGCCCTCAACATTGGTCTGGATCGTATCGAAGTCTTCAACCTGCGCCGGACCTCCCGCACCACCAACCGGCTGGTCCCGGTCCAGAAGTCTCGTGAACTGGGCGATTACGGCCCGATTGAGCGCATCTGGTCCCCGATTGACGACGGCCAGATCGCCATCGCTGAGGAGCAGGACGAACTGCGGACCGACGTGTTCATCGACGGCGATCCTCCCGAGGGTTACGTTCAGGCGTTTAGGTATCCGTAATGGTTGACGTGCGTAGAGAGGTCGAGCACGTCTGGGACAACTACCGCCGGTACCACAAGGACACTGGCGAGATCGTCGTCTGGTACGAGTTGCAACCCTTCGGTACGACCGCTGGAACCGACAGCCTCTACGACGATGTTTACGACGAGGGTCTGTCGTCTACCGGCGGTCTTCAGTACCAGACCGGCGTTGTCGTTCCGGTCATTCAGGTTCAGGAGAACGAGGACACCAAGCGGGCCATGCCCGATGGCCGTCACCCGCTCCAGACCGTCAACGGGGTCGTTTCCGTCAAGGACATGCGTGACGCTGGTATCAGTGACGCCACGGAGTACCGTAAGCACCTGAACGACATGTTTTTCTATGATGGCCGGTACTACTCGGTCACCATGTACCGTATCCGTGGCCGTGGCAGGGACGACGTGATCATCGCCTTCGAGGGCATCGAGAAGTACGTGGATCAAGAGTTCGCCTTTGATCCCGGGCCCACCACACTGGCTACGACCGACTACGCTTGGCCAGCGACGTTCCCGGCATGACGCAGCGCCCAGTGCATTACGGGACGGGCCTCCCGGGGTTCTCCCTCGGTGTCAGCCACATTGAGGACCTACAGCGCTTAGGCGTAGACCCGGACGTGCTTCGGCCAGATTATGTGCCCATGGCAAACGAGGTGATGAGCGAGGAAATAGGTATAACCTTCCACCCCACGTCAGACTGGGAGGAGACCCCCCCGGCTAGCCTAGAAGGCGTTAGCAGGAGATACTCCTCTGATCAGTTCGGGGACTGGGAGGTGCCCCGTACGGAGCACATGATCTTGAGGCCCTCCCGCTTCCTAGGGACCCCTTCAGCCAACGACTGGCAACCGGGCGAGCACCCCGAGTCAGAGGGGCGGGGCGGCCTGCTCTCTGAGGCACGAGGCGTTCTGAGAGTGGTCACCAGTCCTTGGTCAGACCGCCCGGGATGGGAGGATATATACGCTAGAGACCAGCGTGTCAGGCCGTCTGATGTTTATGACTTGCGTATGAAAGACGAAGACTCGGCAAGTAAAGCAGGCCCTATAAACATCCCGGTCTTAGGCCAGCGCTTGATAAGACCAGCATTTCACAGGCCACCTCGACGTGCTGGGGACCCGGTGAACAAATGGGGAGGTACGTGGAAGGAGGATGAGACTGACGAAAAGTACTTGGCTGACGTGGGTCGTGACTCTTTCCATTACAAGTTTCTTGCCTCACCGGATATGGACATAGGCAGGCCCGTGGAGGGAGAGGAAACCTCAGCATTGTTCACTCCCGGGTACCGGTTGGCTAGACCATCGTTCCTTGTTGAACTTGAGCACGACAGCCCCCCTGAGGACCATTCTCGTCCCCCCCTACGTAGAAACATATCGACTCCCGGCGAGGCAATAGACGCAACCACCGGTAACGCCCATGTCTTCGTAAAGTCATATATACCAGAGGAGGCGTTCACGGACGCTGGAGAATGGCCCGGCGGGGGTCACGTCAGCGAGCAGGGTCAGGTCACACACAATGCTCCCGGAGGCGTGATGGCTACGCACGGCCAGTACGCACAGTTGGCTGGAGGCGGGTACCTAAGTATGCACCAGTTTGACAACCCGCCTGAGCGCTTAGACCCAAACGCTTGGACGGGACGGCACTCGGAGTTGGTTTCGGAGCCACGAGAGGATCGCCTCGGGCTCTGGGCCTCGGATGAGGATACGAATAAAAGGAACATTGAGTTCGCACCGGATATGGTACGCATCGCCCACAGTGCATGGCAAAGACAGATGCAAGATTGGGCAAGCATCCTCAGAGGCGATCACCCCGACCCCGACCCAGACTTCTCCTGAATGGTGTATCATTAGTCTAGGTTCCGGTGAGCGCCGGTCCCTCTCAACTGCCCAGAGGAACGCTAGGAGAGCGTATGGCTGAAACGCCTACATTCGATGATGTCCCTGTTTCCTCTGGTGCCATGATCTCTGGCATTCCTGCGGCCGTGGAGTACGCCAGTTACCTCCTGACCCGGCTCCCTTCCATTCTGGAGTACTCCATGAATGATGTTCTAGAGGAGCACGTCCATGATGCCCGAGAGCGTCTGGACCGGGACGGCGACTACCGCCAACTCGCCCGCTACTACGATGTGGTGGAGAACGAGGACGAGGAGGGCGAACTGGTGTTCGGTCTCTTCGACGTGCCGGAGCGCCTGAAGGACCGTGCCCAGCGTCTGGAGTACGGGGACGACAAGACCCCGCCCCGGGCCTTCGTTCGTAGGACCCTGTTCAAGGAGGGCGAGGAGATCGCCAAGAAGGTGGGCAAGGGCGCTCGTCGTGCCATGGGGGAGGTGGTCGTCGGTGCCGACTAACCGTAGCGGGTTCCTTCTGGCCGAGGATCAGGCCATCAAGACCAAGTTCAGTGGCATCCAACTCGTGGACGACCGGGACACCACCCGTGACGTTCAGGTGTTCTTTCGCTATCCCGAGGGCGAGACTGAGAGAAAGTACCCGTTCATCACCATTGAACTGCTGGACATCAATCACGCCACCAACCGCCAGCACTCCGACAACATCATCTACGCCTTCGTGGGGACGGCCCCCTCTGGTCAGCCTGCCAACCACTACACCGAGTCTGCCAGTGGGACCTTCACCTACTGGCCCAACGAGACCACCGACGTGACGACCCTCACGCACGGCGGGTCATCGTCTTCGCCCTTTGTCAGCGCCATGGAGCACACGCCCGTGGACCTGTTGTATCAGGTCACCACGTTCACCCGCTCTGCGCTGCACGACCGTGCTCTCCAGTCCCACATCCTGACCAAGGTGGCCCCCTTCCGTAGGGGCTATCTCGCTGTGGGCATCGACAAGACCCACAGGCACATGGACCTGCTGGACTGGAGAAGCGCAGACATGCTCGATGAAGAAGCCGGATTCAAGAAGAGAATCTTCAGGAAGGTCTACAGCCTTTCTGTAACGTCGGAGATTCCGTCCTCCAACCTCATGGGCCTCGGTCAGGTCACGTCTGACGCTGAGGTCATCTTCAAGGACAAGATCACTACGGATGTCCTGTCGTGAAACCCGTAACCTACCGTTAAGGAGAAGTTGTAATGCCAGCCTACGCACGACCCGGTGTGTACGTGAACGAGAGCCCTCTGAAGGCCGTCGTCACGAACCGTTCCGGGCGAACCACCGCCTCGTTTGTGGGGCAGTCCACCCGTGGACCGGTCGGGAAGCCGGTCCTCGTCACCTCGTGGAACTCCTTCGTGAGTATCTTCGGTGACATCAATTCCTCGTACGAACTCGGGTACAGCGTGTACCAGTACTTCTCGAACGGGGGCGTTGAGTGCTACGTGGTCCGCACGATCACCGCCAGCACCGCTGCCAACACCGATTCGTCGCTTGCCCTGACGCACGGGAGCAATTCGCTGTTCACGGCCACGTCCAAGTTGGCTGGTGCAGACGGGGACAACGTGTCAGTTCATTGCACCAAGAACTCCAATAACCCCGACTCTAGCACTAACGGGGGTTCAGGTCTCCTTGACGTTGTTGTCAAGTACAAGGGTGTCACCAAGGAAATCTTCAATAGAGGAGGTCTCGGACTCACCTTCTCCAACAACACCGGGGAAACTTCAGCCACGATGGTTATCAATGATGCTGTCACGGGGTCGAAGTACATTACGGTGTCGGCACAGCCCACGGACTCCAACGTCACTGGTGCCAAGTTCAATTCCTCCTTCTCCTCTGAGGTTGACTACACCCTTGCGGGCGGCGCCACCTCGGGCAAGGCCGAGAAGGCGACCGGGTACGTTCGTGGTACTGATGAGAGTACCACTATCAATTACTTCCTCCTCACGGCCGACAACGCTGGAGCGTGGAGCAGCGACCTGTCTGTGGAGGTCACGGCCGGGTCGGAAGCGGCCTCCGCTTCCACCTACGGCACCTTCACCATGGTCGTCAAGTTGGACGGGGCAGAGAAGGAGCGCTGGACCGAGGTCAGTATCGACCCGAACAACAGCCGCTACGTCGCCACCCTCCTCAACAACTATTCGGACTACCTGACCGTGTCCAGCGTCGCCACGCCCACGAAGGCCACCAGCACGGCCATCACGGCAGGCACGTACGACTTGGTCGGTGGCTCCGATGGTACCGCTGTGGTTGCAGCGGACTACAGCACGGCCTTGGCCTATCTGGATCAGGTGACGGGTGACCTCGTCATCAACCTCCCGGGCCGCTCGGCCGCTGCTGAGGTCAACTACGCCCTCTCCTACGCTGCCAACCGTGGGACGGGCTTCGTGATCATCGACCCCGACACCTCGGTCACCACCGCCGCATCGGCCGTGACGACCGTCGGTGGCTACACCAACAGTGGCTACGGAGCGGTCTACTACCCCGCAGCGACCACCATTGATCCCACCAAGACGGGCCCGGCCGCTCTGCGGACCGCTCCCCTCGGTGGGGCCATCATGGCGGTCTACGGCAAGGCTGAGAGGTTGCATTCGGTGGCCAAGGCTCCGGCCGGTCTGAGTCTGGACCTCGCCAACGTCTTCGCACTGGCGGCCAACTTCACGGAGACCGACGAGGGGACGCTGTACAACGCCCACATCAACCCGGTCCGCCTCGTTCCGGGCACGGGGGCCATCGTCAACGGCACGAGGACCCTTGCTAGGGTCTCGCCCGACAAGTACATCCCGGTCCGCCGTACTCTGAACTTCGTGAAGGCACGCATGAAGGCCATCACGGCCTTCGCTGCGTTCGAGCCCAACGATGTCAACCTCAGGCAGCGGGTCGTGGCGGTTGTGGAGCAGGAACTGCGGGGCCTGTGGGGACGGAGGGGCCTCAAGGGCAGCACCGCCGCCCAAGCCTTCTACGTCACCTGCGACACCACCAACAACACGGCGTCTACCGTGGCCAACGGTGAGTTGCACGTGGAGGTCGGTCTGGCGCTCCAGTACCCGGCCGAGTTCGTGATCATCAACGTCAGTCAGTGGACTGGCGGTTCCAACGCTGTCGATGCCCTGTAAGGAGGACCATAGATGACAGTAGTCAACCAAACACTCCGAACCGATCCTCTGCGGAACTTCAAGTTCCGTGTGCAGATCACTCCCAACGATCAGGAACTGGCCGATTTGGCTTCGGCATCCTCGGGCGGTGGGCTGGACAAGTTGGGCTTTGCCCAGATGTCGGGTATCGCCGTCACCAACGAGGTCATCCCGTACCGTGAGGGCGGGATGAACACGCACCCGCACAAGATGGTCGGACAGTCGGATTTCGCTCCCGTGTCTCTGGCACGGGGCGTGTTCGCCAACCAGTCCCAGTTGTACCGCTGGCAGCAGTTCATCCATGCGTGGCAGGGTGGGCTCATCACCAACGGCTCAAAGGGGAACGGTACCGCCGCAGCCTCTGAGAGCGGTTCAGATTACCGATGCAGTGTGGAGATCAGTGTGTTCGACCACCCCACTACGAGCAGCGGCTTTCAGTACGATACGGACCCCAGCGCTTCGGCCAGCCCCACGCTCCCCAAGCGGCTCAAGATCATGCTGTACAATGCGTGGCCCGGCTCCTACTCGGTGAGTGACCTCAACGCTGGTGACAACGGACTGCTGATCCAGCAGTTGCAGTTGCACCATGAGGGTTTCCAAATCTTCTGGGACGGAGACGAAGGCTTCGGTGAAGCAGCGCCCACGACCACTGGTGGCCCCCCCGGCACCTAGACTTAAGGTAGTATGACTGACCGCTTGACACGATAACCCATAAGGAGCCATACATGAGCCTTGAATTGGCCGCACAGGCCGAGGCCCTAGAAGAAGTACTACAGGACCCACCCCCCGAGGGCGGGAAGGCCGCACCCACGACGGTGGAACTCATCCGTGGAGTGGTCGATGCCGAGAGCGGAGAGTGGCAGACCACGGCCACCGTCAGGGAGATGACCGGGGAGGACGAGGAGGAACTCGCCCGACTCAGCACCAAGGACGACCTGTCCTACGCTGAGTACACCTCGGTCCTGCTCACCAGAGCGGTGGAGCGGATCGGGACCTTGAGGATCAAAGACGATCCTCTGATCCTTGACAACCTCATCGTCGGGGACCGGGACCTCCTGTTCCTCGGGGTGGTGAAGGCCACCTACGGCAACGTGCGAACCTTCGTCGTCACCTGCCCGTCATGCTCGGGCAAGAGTGATGTCATGGTCAACCTTGACAAGGACTTTCCCGTGACGAAGCCCCAGTCCGACCCTAGGAAGACCCGCACGGTCACTCTCAGGGACGGGCACGAGGTTCAGGTCCGCTACCCGACCGGCAAGGACGCCCAGATCATCGCTGGAGCGGGAGACACCATGCCCGCTCAGAACACCGCCATCATCAGCCAGTGCGTGGTCTGGGACGACGACCGTTCCGATATTGTCAAGCAGCAGTGGGCCCGGGCCCTTTCGCTGGCCGACCGGCGCTTGATCGTAAGTGCCATTGTGGACAATCAGCCCGGCCCGACGCTTGAGGAGGTGGATGCCCCGTGCGCGCACTGTGGTGAGACTGTCACCATGGTCTTGGATTGGGCCTACCTTTTATTCGGTTAACCTGACAACAGTGTACTGGGACTACGATCTGATCGCCAGCGTATATACAGGGTTCACACTAGAGGATATACGTTCAATGTCTGTCCGCCACCGCTCCTTCTGGGGGGCGATGGCCAGATGGAGAAATCAATAGCCCATGCCAGAGATCATCAACCCAGATAACCCCGACGACGAACTCACCGCTGGGGGCATCGAAAAGAACAAGGAAGCGTTCCTTTCTGCCAAGGCGCGCTTCTCTGTCGATGCCAACGGTCTCGTTGAACTCAACCGGGCGTTCGGTTCCCTGAACCGTAACGTCAGTGTCTTCAAGAAGGAGATCACGTCCGCACTGGCGGTCACCCGTCAGTTCCAGACGGCCGTCGGTGGCCTCTCCAGCGCACTGGGCAAGGCTGGCGGTGGGATGAGCACCTTCACGGCGTCGGGCGGGAGCACTGCTGCTGGTGGCATCCAGTCCATGCCGGACATGCTGGGTTCCGGTTCCAAGCCCGGCGGGTACCTCCCCCCGGGCCCCACGCCCGCTGGCACGCCCCCCGGTGGGACCCCAGCCTCTGGTGACGGTACTGGTGACAGCACTGGTGGAGGACGTGTAAAGAAGTTCATTAACTACCTAGGGGGTGGGGCGGCCACCATCTCTGCGGGCGCTGACATTCTCACTGGGCTACTCCAAACTAGTGCCAAGAACATTCAGGGTAGGGCCCCCTACACCCTTACTGCTGACCGCACCGGTCTCCTGTTCCGTCAGATGTTCGGTGGCACCCAACTCCAGTACCAGAGTCGGTGGCGTCAGCCCCTGACGGGCCGCATGATCGGGCCTGAGGGCATCGAAGACATGCTGAAACTCCAGACCACCATGGGGATAGACCCCGCCTCCATGCTGTCTGGGGTTGAGGGCATCCGTGTTGCTTCAGGCTTCGGCTATTCCACGGCCGACGCCACGAGGATGATTGAGGCGCTGGGGTCCCCCGGCTCCTCCAACATGATGACCCTCATGCTGGGCACCGGCCTGTGGGGCCCGGGCGGTCAGGCCCGCGACCCGATGGACGTTATCCGCACCGTGGTTCAGCGAATGGGACTCACGAACGAGTCCATGGTCCGTGGGGCCTTCCAGCCCGGGTCCATGACCAGATCCAACCTCGCACGAACCGGCCTGCCCATGGACATGCAGGACATGGTCCTCCAGTACGCCATGCAGAACATCGAGTACCGTGAGCGCGGAGGGAAGGGTATGTACGACCCTTCCAACGAGGCCCACCGTAACCGCATGGGTTTGGACAACGAGTACGCCATTGAGCGAGAGAAGACCGGCGTGCTGGAGGCGGAGAGGGCAGAGCGGTTCTATCGCAGGCAGGTGGACAACTTTGCTCAGTTGGAGCGGAACACGCAGGCTCTGATCAAGACCTTTGGCCTGCTGGAAGACAGACTTAGTGGTATTGTGGGTGGACAGATCAACGTCACTGGTCACCCTGTTACTAGGTTACTTGGTGGCACTGCTGGTGTTGCGGGCATGCTGATGGGTTTGACTGGTGCGACACCGGCTGGGGCGGTCATTGCCGGTGTTGGCTCCCTGCTGGGCGCCATTGGCGACCCGGCCCCTGACATCACCGAGCCCGGCATGGATGCGTCCTTCCAGAGCAGCCTCAGGAGTATGGCCGCCGCTGCTGCTGATGAGGGACACAACCTGACCCTCACGAGCGGTGTTCGGGATGTGCAGAGACAGCGTGAACTGTTCCTTGAGAGGCACGACGAGGACCCCAACGGCGAGCGAGAGTTTGAGGGCAAGCGCTACACCCTCAACGCTGTGGGCGAGGCGAAGGGTTACGCCGCTCCTCCCGGCTCGTCACTGCACGAGGTGGGCATGGCGGCTGATCTGGGTCCTGAGTCTGCGTGGCCGTGGATCAAGGCCAACGCAGCGAGGTTTGGTCTCCGCACTGCTCCCGACGAGGACTGGCACGTTGCGCCTGCTGGAATGACCCGGGCGAAGTACAACGCCACACACGGTAAGCCTTCACAGACCTCTTCCCGCACCACCGCCGCTCGTCCCACGAGCCAGTCCACTGGTGGGTCTGCTCTTTCCAGTGCCCCCCAGCGGTCGGCCAGCAACGTACACATGACCCGAGACATGCACATCCCTGAGGCCATCCGCACGTACGAGATGGCCAACGCCGCTCGTGTACGTTCGGGTGTGGGGGACGAGAGCCCCGGGACCGGTGCCAGCGTGACCATCGCACCGGTCATCCACCTGAACGGTACGGGCAATGACGCAGCCGACGCACAGAGGTTGGCCCAGAAGGTTATTCAAATGATCGAAACGTCCGAGGCCGTGCGGTCTCTTAGGAGGTCGTGATGCCCCAAGGTGAAATGGCCATCACTGGCGGCACCGGAGAGGCTACTCGCTCACGTGGTTCTGTGAACCCACCCTTTGACCACTTCCCCAAGGTTCAGTCTCACGACAACCTGATTCAGCGGGGGTACCTCCGGCTGCTGACCGAGGTGTTTGACTATAACAACCCTAACGCATCTCACCGCACTCCATACGAGTCGGTACACCGGCACTCCATTGGAGCCCAACTGAACTTCCAGTTCAACCCTAACCAGTTGACCCGCTCTGTTGCCGCTCGTACCGACACCCAGTTGTGGATCAATCAGTCGCCCACGCAGTTGCTCCAGCCCGGCATTGGCGACATGTCGTTCGGGTGGACCATGCTGTTCAATCGTGAGGCGGAGGTGCGGAAGCGCCACTCTGACATTCCCACGGCACAGCGGTCACCCAATGCACTGGAAAGTAACGATACGCCGTTAGACGCTCTGTCTCAGGACGCCAAGGCCGAGCGCTTGGGCGTGATCGCAGACATCATGGTTCTGGACCAGATCACTGGGCAGCGCATCACACAGCAGGCCGTGGAGTACTCACGTGATCGCTACGAGCGTTTGAAGAAGGCTGGAGTGGTCACAGCGGAAGAGGCCAATGTGGGGACAGAGACTCTGGCTGAGTTGGAGGATTCTCTGGAGAGGATTGGGTTGGATCACAGTGATCTCACTAGCCTCAACGCCAACAACTCGGCCTTCCTCGTGCCGAATCCCATCCGGGCCGTGTTCTCCGAGAACTTCATGGTGGACGGCTACGTCAACAGCGTGACGGTCTCTTACCAGAAGTTCTCGCCCGAGATGATCCCCACGGTAGCCATCGTGGACATCTCCATGCACGCCATCTATCAGGGGTTTGCTCGTAAGAACACCACCTTCACCACTCTCTTGGAACTTGCAGCGAATGAGGACTACAGCAAGGAAGAACGTCCAGACCAACTCGTCCCAGAGGAGGACGGGATCGTCAAAGACCTGTTTGACCTTGGAGAAACCCTGCCACGGCCACGCTTTGGTATCGACCACGATGACAGTACTAAACTGAACAAAATCAAGACCGACTCTTCTACAGTACGCACCACTGGTTCTATTATCGCAGCCCCAGAGGGCGGCATTCGGCTACACCCGTTCTTTAAACTGTCTGATAGCGCCTTCGGAGACAGGCTGTTGGAACTGTATGATTCAGACCAGTGGTCGTCCCTTAGGGACGGGCTGAGCGCTGAGATGTACGTGGGCATGGCTCTGAGGGCCCGTCTCAAGACCACGTCTTCAGAGGACTTCGATCTGCTGAGCGGGGACCTGTCGGCGTACGACACGGACGACCACTTCTTTGGTGATTGGTCAACAACCGCTCGTACGAACCTGTTCATTGTGGGGGTGGACCCGCCTGTGCGTGGTAGACGTGTCGTCTATGACGGTGAGGACACGATGAGTCAGAGCGGCACGTTCTACACGAAGTCCTTCCCGGTTATGGAACGGGATTCGGATGAGGGACAGTACGGGGACAACCCTTACGCCAAGGAGTTCTTCTTCGGCTCGGGAGACATCGAACTGTGGCCCCCTGTTAGCGGCAGCCGCACATACGGTTGGCTCACCTTCAAGGGGGGTTCGGAAGGCGTGAAGTGGGGGTCAGATTCGGGGGTGATCAGGACTGACGAAACGAAGTTCTGGTTGGCACAGGGCTTCTATGACCCCATCACCTACGATGCGTGTCCTACCACGCTGACACTTAGCCACAAAGTATCCAGCGCACAGGACGTTACGTACGAAGTTCAGTATCAGTGGATGCTCACGGTACGGGCTAGGCTGATGCATTCCGGGTCTGAGGTCTTCGACACCGGCCTTCGTTACGTCTACCCTAGATCGTCCAGTACAGAGAACATCGTTCGAGAAACCATTGTTTCCCTTGCAGATGCAGACATAATCGTACTACCGGGGTTTAGCGGTAGTGAGGCCGGGCAGGGGGTTGGGCGAGCGGCGCAATACCCGTGGCTGACCAGTGTGTCAACCGCGCTGCACTTCGATAGTAACGGGGAGTCAACCACCGACTGGTCGTACTACACGCTACGTGCCTCCGGTGGTGATATACACAGCATTGGCTCTGACGGAGACATCATAACAACGTATGGTCCGTGGTAGGTATCATGGCACTCTCACCCTCTTCTAGATACACCCAGTCCACTGACGACAACGGTAGGGCGGTCACCAAGCGCAAGTCCCGCCCTTCCAGCCGGTACTACACGGTCATCGCTATGGACGGGCAGACCATGCAGGAGATCGCTGCCCAGCATCTGGGGGACCCGTCCCTCTACTGGCGTCTGGCCGATGTCAACCCTCAGGTCGCCTACCCCGATGAGGTCCCTGCGGGCACCCGCCTCCGGCTCCCTGAGGCGTAGGCATGCCGGTAGTCAACAGGCCGCAGAAGGAGTCTTCTCCCCACACGGTTGACGTGTCCATCGACGGTGTTGGTGTGGACTACACCACCATCGAACGGGTGGACATCGACCTGCGGGAGAACGAGCACGACCTCGCCACGCTGGTTCTGGCGGGCATCTCGCCCCTGTCCATTACGGAGTACATCGACCGTCCGGTCAGTATCGTGGTCGGGGTCCCGTACGGTGACGGTTTCACGTTCTGCGGGTACGTCAACCACGTCAAGCCGTCCCACAAGGTCACCAGCGGTCAGGCCAATGGGAGCCTCTTTCAGGAGGCCCACCTGTACTGTCTGGGGGCCAGTTCGGTCATGCGGGGCAAGCGGAACCGTGTCTGGAACGAGTTCCGGGTGGCCCAGATGGTGGACGACCTGTCGATTGCCCACAACTTCTCGTACTCTTGTCCTGACAACACTCCCACCCTTCCCCGCTTGGTCCAGCGGGGCACCTCGGACTGGGAGGCGCTGGTCCGTGCGTGCAAGCAGTCCGGTCTGGCCGTCAACGTACACGGCACGGAGATTCACGTACACAACCCCCTACAGGCACTGCGCTACGGGGCCCCCTCGGCCCGCCTCTCCACGGTCAAGGACGCTGTGGGGGTCAACGCCTCCCCGGGCCGTATCATGGAGTTCGAGGGGGCCATGGGCACGTCACACGCCTACGGGGAGTCCAACGCCGAGCAGTTGAGCCTGCTGGACGAGGACGGAAACCTGCTGACCGCCACCACCAGCGACCTGCTGGGCGGCTCGTCACGGTACGGCACGACCGTGTCGTCCGGCTTGACGGACGTGCTCCCTATTGAGGCCACGTCCCTGAAGGACGCCCGCCGCAAGTTGTCCGCCACCAGAGCCTACTCCGATGCCTACGTGGCCAAGGCCACCACTACCGGAGTGGCAGGCCCCATCCCCGGCAGTGCTGTGCGGGTGGACGGGTTCGGCTCCGAGTTCGACGGGGTCTGGCTGGTCCGTGAGGTCAACATGCAGTTCAACCGGGGCCACTTCGTCACGGAGTTCGGGCTCGGACGGAGCACGGTGGGGGACGAGTACTTCGGGCAGGACCAGATGTACTCCTACGACCCTCCCCCTGATGGTAGGGTCAGGTCGGGAAAGTGGCGAGCCTCGGTGAGGAGGGCACATGTCTATTCCTCAAACTGATTCGATACACGGCTCCACGTCCCAGATTCACCGGGCCATCGTCCAGTACTCCAGCACCACCACGGGCGAGATTCAGGTCATCATCCCGTCGGTGACGGGTCTGGACACGACGGTCCCGGTCTCCTACTTCGGTCGTGAGGCGCACCCCTTTGAGAACGACTGGGTGGTCCCCAACGTCGGGTCCTCCATCGTGGTCTGCCGGGAAGACGAGGACTACACCAGTGTCTACTGGCTGAACACCACCTACAACCCGGTGCGTGCTGACGTGGGCGAGGTGAACCCATCCAACTACAACTTCGGTCCCAGCGGATCGGAGTCACTCTTCGACCTGTCTGACTGGGCAGGGCACCCAACATCTGCGGGCCTGTACTTGGGCTCCACCTACATGGGGTACCACACAGGCTCCAACGGGTCCGACGGGTGGCGTACCTACATGGACTACACCGGTAAGTTCTATCTTGGTGGTACCAGCGGCTCCCTTCAGTGGGACGGTTCTACGCTAACCATTCTCGGCACTGCTGTTATCGGGGGCACCGCAGCCTCCACGGTGGTAAGTGGTGCCGCCTCCGGTGGTACGGCTGCACAACCTGACCATGATTGGGTAGATGGGACTGTCGGGGGCTGGGTGATCACCACGGGCCTGTTGACCGGTGGTACAAGTTCCCACAAGATAGAACTGGATCAGGGCAACAAGCGCATCTCCGCTGGTGGTGGCCGTGCGGTCATGCTCGCAGAGTCCAGTGGTCGTGTGGCTATAGGGATCGACGCTGATGCCGATAACGCCCCGGCGTACAACAGTTCAGGCGGCGATGTTGTCATGGAGCGCACGTCTGGAGGAGCCTCACGGTTCTCCTGTGGTAACAAACTCACGTGGGACGGTTCGAATCTCGCTATCACCGGGACGATCACGGGTGGTTTGTTCCAGACTGCCGCCTCTGGTGACAGGGTCACCTTGGATGGCGCTGGCGGTCGGATTGAGTTCGATGTCAGCAGCGAACCTTCCGGGTATGCGTCTGGCTATATGAATGCCACTCTGAGTGGTACCAGTTCCTACATGGTGCTTAGGTCACCAAAGATGCACACCGGAACGTGGGCACCGGGCATCGTGATATATGGTCACGCAGACGCTACTAGTTCCATCGACTTTCAGTTGGCTGACCATCCGAATGGGGCAGGTCTGACCATTAATGATGCTGGTGTCAATGTCTCAAATGCAAACTTTGGTGTCGGTAACTCCAACCCGTCGTACAAGTTGGACGTACAAGGAACGGGCCGCTTCACGGGAGTACTGACGCTGGGGAGCAGCATTGACGGGCCGCAGGACTTCATTGTTGGTAACGGTGAAGGTGAACAGATGCTGTTCCAAGGGTCCAGCAACATCACGTACTTCATGTCTAACGGGGTGTACCGTGCTTACTTCAACGCTAGCGGTGACTTTCTTCCGTATCAAGGTTCCACATACAACCTTGGTTCCTCCAGTTTACACTGGGAGTATGCGTACATCGACATAGTGAGCGTCTCCAATGAGGTACGGCTAGGCAACGGCACTGCTGGCGATCCGTCGTTGACGTTCAGCAGCGACGACGACACGGGCGTATACCGTAAGAACGAAGACCAGATAGGTGTTAGCACCGGGGGTTCTGAGCGCGGGTACTTCAGTAGCGCTGGCTGGGTCGGCAGCGTAGTCGGCAATGCTTCTTCCGCAACCAACGCCACCAACGCCACGTACATAGGCGTAGCGGCAAATAGTGCCAATGCCACTAGATACCCAATATTTGCGACTGGGACAAGTGGAAATCTACAACCTTTAGCAGACGCTGGACTTACATATAACCCAAGCGCCAACAGTTTAGGCATCGGCACCACTGCTAGTAGTTCTTATTCGCTGTCTGTCTCCGATGGTTCCAGCGACGGTATCTTCCTGTTCAAGCCTTCTGTTCTGGCAATGGGTAGCAACCACAATGGTTACAGTATGAGTGTGGTGGGCGGCATTCCAGATGGTGTCGGAATGGGTGGGGAGATCAGGCTGGGTGGTGGCAGCAGGGGCGATGGAGACGTGAATGTTGTCCAGTTCAAACAGGGCGGTATTGAACGGATGCGTATCAACAACGGCGGCAACATCGGCATGGGCTCCATATTCAGTGTGAGTAATGCTCCGGCTGCCAACCTGCATGTCTCTTCAGGCACTTCAGGCGACTGCGAAGTTATCATTGAGGCAGACACTGACAACAATAATGAAAACGACAACCCTCGTCTGATCTTTGAGCAGGACGGAGGCATTCAAGAGTCAGCGATTTGCCAGCAGAACAATTACCTAGAACTTATGAACTCGGTATCCCTTAGTGGGGGTATTCGATTCTCCACCGGAAGTACAAACGGGTATACTAACGCTGCGGCACGGCTTATCATTGACTCGTCCGGTTACATTTATCCACAGTCACTGACTGCTGCTGCCGGTACTGGCCTGAACGTCAACGCATCCTTCGGCATGATGCAAAAGGACACCTCGTCGCTGCGGTACAAGACCCTCGCTAGCGAAACGGTTGCTAGTCAGATGTCACTTGACACGATTGATTCTCTTGAACCGAAGGTATTTGCCTATAAAGCGGCACCTGAGTTCCCGCACGTCGGTCTTATCGCAGAGGACGCACACGCAGTCAGTCCGTATTTGGTGCTGTGTGACAACAACGATGGTGACCCACTGCCCGATTCAGTGTACTGGCCTGCTGTGACGAGTCTGCTGATCAACACCGTAAAGGATTTACGTACTAGACTGTTAGTAGCCGAATCAAGGATAGCCACATTGGAGGCATCGTGAGTATTCCAACAACCAGTAGCAGGGTTGACCTGTCCCTACTTCATCCGCGCTTTAAGAAGCGTCTGGAAGCGTTCTTTGAGGACCCGAGGATCAAGGGCCGTGTGTCCGTGTCCTCTGGGTGCCGCTCCTACGCACAACAGATGTACTTCTACAAGAAGTACCGTGCTGGTAAGGGCAACCTCGCTGCCAACCCGGATCGGCGCTTCGGGCCGAAGGGCCTTGACGGTCGCGGCATCTGGCGGGGGAGTTGGCACATGCAGCAGGAGGACGGCTGGTGCTACGCCGTGGATTTCCATCGTCTCAAGGGGGACATCAAGAAGTGGGAAATAAACAACATCGCCAAGGAGTACGGCCTCCATCCGACTGTTGACGGAGAGTGGTGGCACCACCAGCCCCGCCGCTCCTCTGAGTGGTTCGACGCCCCGGCGATGTTGTCCCAGCCCGAGCCCGAGGACACTGTTGAGCCCACGGTGGACTGGGCAGCCATCGCAAAGTTCGTCAAGGATCTGGAGACCTACGTTAGTGCCAACCCCCTCCGCAGGGGCAGCAGGCACGAGGCGGTTCGTGTCCTACAGCGCAAGTTGGGTGACCTTGGCTTCGATGCTGGAACGCCGGACGGCATCTTTGGTAGAATGACTACTAGGGCAGTCAAGCGGTACCAGCGGGCGAACAAACTCGTGGTAGACGGAATTGTTGGTCCCAACACTTGGGCCAAGATTATGAAGGGCTGAAGTTGCTCACCATCTCTGTACCGTTCACGTTCACCGACGCTGGCGTTGCGACCACCGATGACCCTGACGAGATCGCTCGTCAGGAGATCATCAACATCCTGATGACCGAGAAGTACGAGCGTGTCATGGACCCGTCCTACGGGGCCGGGACCGCCCGCCTACTGTTCCAGACGCTGGACTCCTTGGTGGTGGCCGACTACAAGGAAGAAACTCTGGCCCACCTGAACAGGCACCTGTCCAACTGCGTGGTCACGGCGCTGAACATCACTGACAAGCCGCCCGACGGGTCGTGGTCCGGCCCCGGCGACCCGGAGGCCACCCTCTACGTGAACGCCCAGTACCGATTGAACAGTTCTCTCACCTCGTCAACCCTGTCCATGTCGTTGGTGAACCCCAACACCGTCAACGTGTTCACCCCACTCTAAGGATTCGCCATGCCCACCAACTACACCAGCCGGGACTTCTCTTCGGTCAAGTCCGATCTCGTGGCCCGGGCCAAGGCCAGCATCCCAGAATGGTCACGGGCCCAGTCGTCAGACTTCGCCATGACCCTCATCGACCTGTGGGCGTACGTTGCTGACATTCAGAACTACTACCTTGACCGAGCGCACAACGAGGCGTTCATGGCCACCGCCACCCAGCGTGCGTCGGTCCACGCTCTGGCGCAGGCTATGGGCTACACCCCCAATCCCCGGACCTCGGCCACGGCCACGGTAACCGTAGCCAACGGGTCGGCCAGCGGAACCGCCGACATTACCCTCCCCAAGGGGACCATGTTCAACGTCCCGGCCACGTCCTCTACCGGGGTCATCTACTTCACGTCCACTGCGGCAGCGACCATCTCTGCCGGATCGTCGGCCACGATCAGTCTCTTGGAGGGGAGGCAGGTCACGGAGACGCTGACCACGAACTTCTCGGGGCGGGCCGCATCGTCCTTCGTGCTCTCTGAGCAGAAGGTGGTGCCCGCCTCGTTGTCCTTGAAGGTTGGCACGGCCACCTACAACTATCACCCCCGCCTTCCTGACGCCTCAGCGTCCGCTCCGGTGTTCACTACCGTGACCGACAGTTCGGACAATACTGTGGTCGTGCTGGGCAATGGAGTGAACGGACTGGTCCCGCCGACCGGGGTCACCATCACCGCCTCCTACCGTGTCGGTCAGGGGCCCCTCGGCAACGTGTCAGCGAACGCCATCACGCTCATGGACTCGCCGGTCACCGGCATATCCATCTCCAGTTCCACGTCCGGCGCTGGCGGGGGCGACCCTGAGTCGCTGGCGTCGATCAAACTCAATGCTCCCACCCTACGCCGTACCCAGAACCGGGCCGTCACACTGAACGACTACATCTCTGTCATCCGGGGCTACTCGGGTGTGTCAAAGGCCCATGCGCTGAGCACCACCTCTTCGGGGGCCGTGACCATCAACTACACCGCCCTGCCGTCCTTTGACGACTACGACCTGCGTGGCCTTCCGACCGCAGAGGGTGGCTCCAATCTGGGAACTGCCCTGTCGCTGACCAGCGACTTCGGATCGGCCGGTACGGACATCAACTCCAACCTCAGCGACTACCTGTCGGACCGGTCCATGGTCGGGGTTCAGGTGAACCAGATCAGCACCACGGTCAACGTGGTGGACGTGTACGTCGGGTTCAGCAGGGTCGAGATCAGGGACGGCTACCAGCAGACCGAGGTCCAGCAGGGCGTCAAGGACGCCGTCCGGGCCCTGTTCACTTGGGACAATATCAAGTTCGACCAGACAGTGCGGCTCGCTGACATCACGTCGGCGGCCTTGGCCGTGCCCGGGGTCCTCTCGGTCACCGTGAGCAACATCAGTGGCTCCTCCAGCGGCACGTCCGCTGCGGACTTTGCCATCACCGCCACCACCTCGTCGGCGGTGTACCTGCCCACGCTACGTGGGGTCGCCGTCAGCGGTATGACCGGGGGCGTCTCCTAGTGGCCGAGTCCTTTCGTCTCAGGGACACCACCAGCGCTGGCCTACGGGACACCTCCGGTACCGGTGCCCTCCGGCAGGACGGGTTCGTCCAGTCGGTTCCCGTCCCACGGCAGGCTTTCGTCACCGCCTCGGTCGTTGACTACGACACGGAGCGCAAACTGTGGTCCGTGGAGGTGGGCTGGCTGGTGGACGCTGACCCAGACACCTCCACCCCCTCTAGCGGCACCAACATCAAAGAGGTGCAGATCAGGTACGCATGGGACGGCTACCCGGAGTTCTGGAGCGACGGCGAACTGCTGGACTACCGTACGCCCACCAAGGACATGCCCCTCCCGATTACCCATCAGGTCTCGTCTACCGAGTCCCTGAGTAACTGGCTCTACTACGCCATCTTCTACCAGTACGTGGATTCCTCGGGCAACGTCTACACCCGCCGTGTCGCCACCGCCTCTGTGATGATCCCCACGTACCACGCCTTGGGTGACAGTATGTGGAAGCGCATTCCACGTTACTATCGGAGTCTGGACACTGCGGGCCATCTGGAGAAGTACGTCAGGGTCTTCGGGTGGGAGGCCGACCAGATGCGCTCCCTGTGCGAGGAGATCATGGCACAGAAGGACCCGTACCGTGTTCACTACGACGCTCTGAACCAACTCTGCCACGTGTCCGGCCTGCCGTTCACGGCTCAGGAACTGCGGCCCAGCCAGATTCGTGAACTGCTCTACGACGCTGCACGTTACTACTCCCAGCGTGGACGGGCTGACGCCCTCATCGACATGCTCTCCGTCATCACGGACTCGGAGGTCAGCGTCAGGGAGTTCAACACGACCGGCTCCAGCACCACGTCCCCCTATCGGCGGGCCCACTTCACCGTCTCGGCCAGCCGTACCAACCTCATTGCCGATCCCCGGTTCGTCGGCACGCCCTCGTCCACCGGCTCATGGAACTACCTCACCAATGCCTCGTCTGGGAGCATCACGGTGGACCACAGCGCCTCTACCGGGGTCACCTTCAGCACCAACTCCACGGGTGCTGGCACGGTCTACGTCTTCCCCCGCACCCCGGTCCAGATCAAGCGGAGCGTCCCCTACTACTCCTCGGTCGGGGCCACGATGACCAACACCACTGGGCAGGTCAGGCTCTACCGGGAAGAGCCTACCAACGTCTCGTCCCTTCCGACCGAGTCCAAGTACTTCACGAGCGACGACTCCACCTCGGCGGCTTACTACAAGACCCTGACACAGGCGACCGATGGTGGACGGTACGCCACCACCGCCTTCCAGCAGCGGCCCGGCTTCGCTGTCCTCCCGGGCTACACGGAGACTGCGGCTGTCTATCTCACGGGCAGCGAACACGGGACCCTGTTCCGTGCCCGACTCTATGGTGGAGACGGACAGCACTTCCACGGGTTCAGCCTCAAGTTGACGAGGGTGGACGCCAACCCTTCCAGTGGTAGTAGGTTCGACCGATTTGACTTGGCAGTACACAACGGAACGTCCAATGTATTGACAGCCGATGATCTTACGATCAACACGTCTGGCGAGGTTATAGATGAGGCCAACAGCAACGCTGTAGTTACCAAGTTGACGCAGACCACCGGGGGCGTTGCCTACACCCTGTTGATCGACAAGGTGGCAACCATTTCCTACGCCTCTACCACACAACTTCCGTCCGATGATACGGCTACGTTCACGTTTCGGCAGACCGGCGTGGAACAGTTGTTCCCGACGCTGGTGCTGACTTTGGGGAATAGTGCTTCGGTGACGTTGGACGAATGGATGTTTCAGCCGTTCAGTGACGGGCCGTATTTCGATGGAACTTCACTGGAGGGAAACTCCTATGTTTCAGGAAGTTCTGTGGTCAGCGACTACTACTGGACTGGGACAGCGAACAACAGCGTGTCCGTGTACACGCCCATGAGGCACAGGAACCGTGCGGCCATCCGCAAGGCCCTGCTCCACTACCTGCCCGTCACTATGGCAACGGAGTTGACCGGTACGAACTACTTCACGTCCACCAGCCACGGGCACTACCTGACCTTCGACGCCCTCCCCGGGGACGAACTAGCCTTCGATCCGCACAGTTGGGTGTCGGACGTGTATAGTGAGGGGACCATCCGCACCAACAGCGATTGACCGGGGACCACATGGAGTACATGATCGGAGCACTGGCTGTCTACAAGGCGGTCCACCTGCTGGAACTGGTGCTGCCCCGACCCGTGATGCCGTGGGTCAAGGTTGCGGCGGCCGTCGCATTGGGGTATGGTGCAGCCATCCTCGCTCCCGCCCACCCTCTGCCCCTTGCTGGCCTTGCCATCGCCGCACTTGCGGCGTTGTGTCACGCTACGCTACGGTGCCTGACGCTGGCGGGGGACCTGTTCCTCCGACGGACCCTACGATAGGAGACACACAACATGTCCAACTACGCCATTGCCGGTCGGGGAGATGCCCCGGCGGACGTGATCACCGCCGGTCTCACCGACCTCGGCCCGGACAGCCATTTCTATGTCCCGTGGGTCGGGGGGTCGGGCACTCGTCCCACCCCGGGGATGATGAAGGTCTACGACTTCCTCGTGGACAACGGGGCCACCTTCACCCTGATCGCCAAGGACCGCAAGGCCGTCCACCCCGCTGTCAGCGCCGCCTCGGCCGACATCAGGGAGAGCGGTACCGACTCCCCCGAACTGCACTTCAGCCCCATCCCCCCGGACGCCACTGCCCTGATCCTCTGGGACGATGAGTCCCCGGAGTACAACGAGCACTTGGTGTGCGAGTACTTCGACCGTGGGCACGCCCTGCTGGACCTGTCCAACGGGCTGGTCCCCATCGAGGTGGAGTCTCCGGCCACTGACGGTACCCGGCCCGTCCCCGTGGAGCCCCTAGACGGGGACAATATCGAGCCTCTCACGGACGAGGATATGGACAGTTTGTCCCCGGCCATTCGCAAGCAGTTGGACCGTTCGATGGGCGAGGTGACGGAGGATATTGACGAAATGGATGATGACGAGGTCGTGGACAATGTCCTCCAGTTTGTTCGCCGGGAGAAGGAGACGGACGAGACCCTCACCGCCACGCTGGTCGTCGTCCTTCCTACCGGGAAGGCGTTCACTTCCGCCGTTCCCATTCTGGAGGTTTGGGACCTCCTCAAGGCCACTGTCTGGTCCGACTGAGTACCTGTATTAGAGGTACTCGTAATGTCGTTCTTTGGGCGCTATCCCAAGTGGGTGGGGCCGCACCTTTCGGGCAAGTTCTCTGCCATTACCGCTCTGGTGGAGATGGTCTGTCTCATGGGGGCCAAGGACAACACGCTGCGTGTCAGTCACCAGAGGCTGGCACAACGCATGGGCTGCTCCGTCAGCACCGCAGCAAGGGCGGTTGAAACTCTGGTGGAGGTCGGGGTAGTATCCCGGGAGCAGACGCTCCACTCCGCCAACAGGTACACCGTCAACATGGAAGGGCCGGACATGACCGACTGGGACGAATGGGAAACGCTGGGAGAGGACGGGGACAAGCCGGAGGGGGAACCCTTCGAGAAGGGCCGCATCCCCCGGTTGGTCCAATACTTCACGACTGAGGTGGAGCGGCACACGCCCATGTCCATCCAGTCCCACGTCAACGCCAAGGCGCTGGGGCGACACTTCAAGGAGATGCTGGACCAGCACGGGGTCAGGGACTGGGAGATCAAGAAGATGATCACTCTCTTCGCTTGTGACCTTGAGCGGGACGCACGCAACCTGAGGGACGTTCCGGCGTGGCGGGCGTTCTTGGCAGACCGACAGAAGTTGTTGACGAGGGCACGTCAGGCTACGGAGGACGTGGTCTACATCTCGGACATCGTTAACGATGACTGAGTGGCACGGGACCAACTATTGGAGGCACCGCCCCAAGGACGAGCGGACCCGGCGTGCGTGCATTCCGACGGCGCTGGAGCACGCCCGTATGAGCAACTACGATACTACTGTCGGTGACTCCCACGCCCATGCCAAGGTCCAGCAGTGGCTGGAGGAGTTCCCGACCCACCGCGAGCGCCTGACCGGGCTCTATCTGGTTGGGAAGAGCGGTTCTGGCAAGTCCCACCTCGCTGTCTCGGCCCTGAGGGCGGCCATCAGGACGTACCGCCAGTGCGGCTACTACATCACGGCCTCCGACTACCTGAGGGCTCTGGACGATCATCGTGACTTCAACGGTGTGATGCCCGACTCGTATGCTGAGGGTCACCTCCTGTCCTACCTGCAACAGGTGTACGACGTGGTAGTGCTGGACGGGGTGGACCAGACCCGGAACACGGACTACGCACGACAGTCCCTCACCGAACTGGCTGCCAGTCGATACGACCGTGGGCTGGTCACCATCTATACGTCGAACACCGGGCGTCTGGACGATGTTCTCACCAGTCGATTTAACGCTCTGGTATCGCAGACGAACATCGGGGTGGACATCAGGTCATCCAACTACCGGAAGCACAAGCGTGGAATCTAACGACATCAGTACGTTCGCTCCCATCCAGCAGGGGTGCATCTTTGAGGGCGTCCTCGCCTCCCCGCCCACGGGCACTGTTGCCAAGTACCGTGCCTCCAAGGCTTCCCGCCAGCACGAGTGGCACCGTTACATCGGGCTCTGGGTGCCCCACGAGATGCCCATCAAGTCTCTGGTCGATCTGGTCAACCGCAGGAGGATCGGGGTGGAGGTGTACACCCTGCTCCCGCCCGGGGCGGCGGACGCCATTGAGGGCTGGCTCTTTCGCAAGGGGGTGTCCGTGGCCGTGCTCCCCTACGATTCCTTGAGCGTCCTTGCCGACGATCTGAGGTATCACCACCCGTCTATGGTCGTACACGTGGCGAACGAGGATCAGGCCCGTATGATCGGAGTCAAGGCCCGCGTGGTGCGGCCGGACGGGACGTGGGTACTGTAGATGGCAAGCGCTGAGCAACTCCTCATCAGCAAGGTTCTCAGGGACCGGTCCCTGTCGGACGCTGTCTCGCTGGGGGTCCAGCCACGACACTTCTCTGAGGCCAACAAGGCCATCTGGGAGTGGGTCCTAGGGTTCTGGCACAGCCACAATGAGGTGCCCACGGAGCGTGCCCTCGCCACGGAGTACCCATCGGTCACGCTGGGTGATGCGTCGGCCGAGTCCCTGTCCCGGCTCGTGGAGGAGGTCATTGAGGGCTTCCGGCGCACGTCCATGCTGGAACTCCTGACCGGCACGATGTCCCAGATGAACGCCGGTCTGACCATGGACGCCATCAACAGCCTCGCCTCTGGGTTGCAGGAGACCATCGGCAGCACGAACCAGTCCCGGGACATCAATCTGGTAGACGACTGGGAGGACCGGTTGACCCGCTACGCCGAGATGCGGGAGCGGCCCGATGAACTGGTAGGCATCTCCACCGGGTTCCCGGGGCTGGATCGGCTGACGGCTGGCATCCGGCCCCAGCAGTTGATCACCTTCGTGGGCGAGGCCAAGCGGGGCAAGTCCATGCTCGCCTTGGTCATGGCCATCACTGCCAACGCTGCCGGAGTCAAGCCCCTTATGGTCTCCTTCGAGATGAGCGTGGAAGAGCAGGCCGCACGCTACGATGCGTTCGTGTCCAAGGTCTCCCACACGAACCTGCTGCGTGGCCTCTCCACGCCCGACGAGGTGAAGCGTTTGGACCGTTCTCTGCGGATGCGGAAGAACAGCAAGGATTTCATCATCGTGGAGGACATCTCGTCCACCACCACGGTCTCCAGCCTCGCTGCCAAGATCAAGCAGCACGAGCCCGGCATCGTCTTCGTGGACGGCGTCTACATGATGGACGATGAGCACGGTGAGCCCAAGGGTAGCCCGCAGGCCCTGACCAACATCACCCGCTCCCTCAAGCGCTTGGCTCAGCAGTTCAAGACCCCCATTGTGGTCACGACGCAGGTGCTGGCGTCCAAGTTGAGCAGCCGCACCAGTCGCCGGGTTACGGCTGACGCCATCGGATACTCCTCCTCCTTCGTGCAGGATTCTGACATCGTGATGTCCGTGGAGAAGGACCCCGACTACGATGATCGTTCCATCGTCCGTGTGATCCTGTCCCGCACCTCGCCCCACGGTGAGGTTATGATCAAGTGGGACTGGGAGAACATGGACTTCTCCGAGGTTGGTCCTGACGACGACGACGACGACGACGAGGTGCCTGATGACTTCCATGATTGGTGATGATCTGGTCGGTGTCCTGAGCCACTTGGGCGTGGACGTGACGACCGTCAGTGAGACGGAGGCCGGGGGGAGGTGCCCGGTCCATCATCTGGTGACTGGACGTGAAGACCGCAGCCCGTCGTGGTCCATGAGCCTCGATACGGGTCTGTGGATTTGCTACTCGTGCGGGGCCCGTGGGAACCTGCCCCAGTTGGTGTCCCAGATGACCGACGACCCAGACGCCATCAACGCTGTCCAGACGTTTCTCGTGGAGAGCGGGCTGGACCGGCTCCAGCAGTCCATCACGCCAGATGAAGATGTCACGACCCGGCCCACCCCGGACATGGACACGTTTCGTCG